GCAATTTGCATACGTTCCACATCAGTAGTTGCATCATAAAAAGATAAAGCATCACCACTTGAGCCTCTGACACCCATTAAATATGTTTTGTCTGCATTTTTTGCATAGTACCAAGCATTTCCAGAAGCACTTGTATTTTCTATTTGTGCATTACCAATTATAGAAAGTGTTTGTGCAGGAGATGAAGTTCCAATTCCTAATTTACCATTACTATCAAACCTAGCGACTTCTACTGGTAAACCAGAACTAGACACGCCAGAGTTTGTCATAAATACTAAACGACCATCAGTTGCACCACCTGTACTATTTTCTTTTTGACCTTCTATTTGAGCAAAAACTCTATTTCCATCAGCAGGAGCAGAAAATTCTCCCAAGAACTGTATTCTACCAACTGTTCTTGCTGAAGTACCACCAAAATCTCTTATTCTTAAAGTACCAGTGCTAGAGCCACCATTGATTTCTGTATTTCCATCTAATCTTAATAAATTATCATTTGGCAAATTAATAATATCAAAATCTCTTTGAACACCACCAGTAGTTTCAGCACCTAATCTAATTTTTGAATTAGCTCCATGTCTACCATTATCAATCAGTAAACCTAACATATCCTCACTAGCAGACGTAGTTGAGCCAGTAACTGCTATTCTAGTATCGTTATTATTAGTAGCATTGTAAATATGAAGTTGTGCAGATGGAGATGTAATTCCTATTCCTAATTTTTCTGCACTAGCATCCCAAAGCATTTTAGCAGTTGTTCCTGTATCTTCGTAAAAACTAACATCACCATTTTGTGCTATTCTAAGTCTTCTTCTGTATGCACCACTATTATATGTAAAATTATCAACAGCAATAGCAGACCTTAAAGCAATACTATTTGTTGATTGACCTGCTGTTATAGTTAAGTCGTTACTATTTGCATCACCTGAAATATTACTTAATGAAAGTGTTGCTCCAATTAAACTTGATGTGCCTTTGTGTAGTTGAAAACTTTCTGCTCTACTTGTTCCATAAACATCAAGTTCACTTACAGGATTTGTAGTCTGTATCCCAACTCTCTCAGAACTATCAATAGTTATAGCTGTACTTGTAGCATTGTCATCTATACCAGTAGATTTAAAATTCGTTGCTGTGGCTAAAGGGTGACCACCTGCTGTAGCACCATCATGTACTACTAGAGTATTTTTATCAGTATCAACAGTTACTTCTCTTACTGCACCTGTGAAAGATGAATGTTGAGATGTTGTTCCACCTCTATGTTGTAGTCTCTTTGCCATGTTATATTTGTCTCCTCATTATATAGTCCCGAAATCTAATTGTAGATTTGTTCCATCAATTGTTCCTATGTTGTTTAAATTAAAATTTTGTCCATCAAGACTTGCACCTAATTGGGGTGAACCATCTTGGACAATATCTGTTAAAGCACCTGCAACTACTGGGTTCCAACTAGTTCCATCATAATATTTAAGAACATTGGCAGTAGAATTGTATACTAAGTCTCCTTCGTCTAAAGAAGTCGTTGGGTCTGATGATGCAACTCTGTATCTATCAGCAAAAGAATTTACACCAGAAATATTAGTAGCAACTGTAGTTACATTAGTATTATTGTTTGCAACTGTAGTTACATCAGATGAGATACCTGCAACAGTTGTTACATTACTAGATATTCCTGCAACAATTCCAATATCAGTTCCATCATTGGCAACTGTATTAACATTTGCAATTGAACCACCAACTAAATTTACATTAGCTATTGAACCACCTACAAGATTAACATTTGCAATATCATCAGCTACAGTTTCAACTAAAGAAGTACCAGATGTACTGGTTACTGCGTCTGTGATTGCACCATTATCTTCTATGTAAGAAAAATTATTTGCTAAGTCACTTCCTACTGCTGATACACTTCCAATATTAGAAGCAACTGTTCCAATATCTGTAGCATCTCCTGCAACAGCAACAACTTCAGTATCAATTCCTGCAACTGTTGTTACATCTGAACTAATACCACCAACAGTATTAACATTAGCTATATTGGTAGCTACTGTATCAATTTCAGATACAGCTTCATTTAAGTCATTAGCAACTGTGTTTACGTTGGCTATAGAACCACCAACATTATTAACATTAGTAATTGAACCTGCAACAGTTCCTATAGTGTCTGAACCTGCTAAATCTGTAGCAACAGTTCCAATGTCTGTAGCATCTCCTGCTACTGCTGTTACGTCTGACGATATACCTGCAACCGAAGTTACGTTTGCTGAAATTCCTGCAACTGTATTGATGTTTGCACTATTTGAATTTACAGCATTAATATTTGTTTCGTTTCCTGCTACTGCATTTACATTAGCTATGTTCGTTGCAACTGTAGAAACATTTGAAGATACTCCTGCAACTGTTGTTACGTTACCAGAGATACCTGCAACTGTAGTCACATTACCAGAGATACCTGCAACTGTGTTTACGTTTGCAATATCTGTAGCTACTGTTCCAATATCTGTTGCATCATTAGCAACTGAAGTTACATCTGATGAAATTCCTGCTACTGTTGTAACATTACCAGAAATACCTGCTACTGTAGAAACATTAGCATTGTTACCTGCGACTGTAGTTACGTTAGCACTTATACCTGCAACTGTATTTACGTTGGCTATATTTGTACCAACTGTATCTACGTTAGATATAGAACTTGCAACTGTATCAATCTCTGAAGTTGCTTCATTTAAATCATCTGCAACAGTTTCTACTTCTGATACTGCTTCAGCTAAATCATTAGCTACTGCAATAACTTTAGTAATATCTGTAGCAACAGTATTTACTGAACCAATGTTAGTAGCTACTGTATTGATATTAGCTTCATTAGAATTTACTGAATTAATATTTGTTTCATTAGCATTAACTGCATTAATATTAGCTATATTTGCGTTTACTGTGGTTAAAGCTGTTTTGTTTGCAGGGGATAACCAAGTGTTTTCTAAATAGTTTTTAGTTGCCGCATCTTGAGCTGCTGTAGGGTCTGCTACATTTTTTAATCTTTTATTTTGAGTGTCCCATTGAAAGTCAGCATTATCTAGTGATATTACATCATTTGCATCATCAATAGCTTCTTGCGACATAAAGAACGCTTGGTCACTATCTGTATCTAGGTCATTTTCAGTTAGTACTGAACCTGATACATAGTCTACAAGTTTAGTTGTTTGACTTGTAGTTCTTCTTATTTCAATCGCAGCATTATTAGCCGGCGCTGTAGTAAACGTTAAGTTAGTACCTGCTGCATCTAAAGTGTAAGCTGTAACGTTTACACCTGCTACTGTAGCTGATAAATCGGCTGTATCTCTGTAGCTAAAAGGAATAGCGTATGTAGTAGTTGTACCGTTTCCGGTGTATCTTACGAATGAATTTGCCATAATTTGTGTTTATCTCTTCTAAAAGGGGTACTTTATCTATTCACCCATTAATTCCATAAATTCAATAGTTTCTGCACTACGTTTAAGTGCACTAGCTGTAGTAATTTTACCATTAATATCAATTAAAGCGTGACTTTTTACCCATTCTCTAGCTTCTCTTTCAAATTCTCTTATACGCTGAAGAAGGTAATCATCACCAATATATTTACCGCCTAGTAGTTTATTTGAAGCATATCTTTTATTAAACTCAGAATTAGGATTTTCTAACTCATATTGATATGTTTCATTTAAAGTTCTTCCTGCTATTTTAATTTGACCTTTAACTTGACGCATTGCTTCGTACATAGTAATACCTTCTGGAAATTTAATTGTTTCTCCAGTGACAGGATGTTTGTATTGAATAGCTGTAGTTAATTTCATATTTAAAGGTTTTTTAGTTCCAAGTTGAATAGTAAACTGAGGTCTTTCCCATTTAATATTAGAAGTTTCTAATTTTTCTCTAGCTGCCGGTGATAATACAATTTTATTTCCGTTACTGTCTACCATGTTATCACTCCAATGTGAAGTAACAGGAAACATATCTTGTGCTTGACCTAATAATAATCCTCTTGGTTTTAAGTATTTATTTCCTAATGGGTCAGATTTTGGTGATAATGCATCTCCATAATTTAATGCATCTAATTTACCACCTAAGTATTTTTCGTTTATAATTTTAGCTAAACCATAAGGTGTTGATTGTTTTAAATGGTCTAAAGCTGTTACAAGTTCTGCTTCACCGTCTGCAAATACTTTATTTGTCCATCTCCATGACGTAGCTAATGGAACATTTTTAGAAGTGAATCTTCCAAAGTATCTTTCTAATTTAGAAATATTAGCAGCTCCCTCTTCATTAGTAGCTTCTGTTTCAGAAAATATTTCAGTTAATTTAAAGAAATCTTGTGTCATTAAGTTACTAGCAAAAATGTTAGACCATAAAGAAAATGATGACCCTGCAATATGACGCATAAAATCCATATATCTTTCTTGCTCTGCGCTGTGTAATGGGTCATTAAATATATCACTTGCTTCTTCTAATGCATCTTGTATTGACGCTGTAACCATAAATGGAATTGATAAAGGAAAGAAACGAGAAAGTTGTGTATATTGTGTAACGCCATTTTCATCTTGCCATTTATAAGCAAATCTATGTTTTCTATCTTTTTCTTTATATCCTGTTAAACTACCTTGTAGTGTTAAGTAAGTTGCTAAACCATACACAGCTGCACCCACACCTTGAATAGATTGTGCTTTGTTTCTAACAATAGGGTCAGAAGCATTTTGCATAGCTCTAAATTCCATATTTAATTTATTAAGGACAGGTGTTGCTTGCCAACCATATTTAAATAAGTTAACAGGAGTTTTTACAAAGTGTAAACTTGTAAGCACTCTAAGTAACGGAGCTTTATTAACTGTTTTTAATAGCCAATCACCAATATTAGCACCACTTTGTTTTTGGTCTGGAAAGAATTGGTTTGCATCTAACATTTCATTTTTAAGATTTTGTGTAAATGAACCACTTCTTGCAATATACGTAGGGTCGTTAGCAACTGATTTTGTTAAGTCATCTAATGTAGATGCTTCTAGTTTATTAAATGTTTTTGTTTCTTTAAAATTACCAAACTCATCTTCATATTGATAATATAACTCAGACCATTTCTTTTCAAATGGTGTTTGTTCTACTTTAGTTTTTTCTAGCTCAGCTAATTTTTTATTTAACTTTTCTATTCTTTTAACATTAGGTTTATCTTGTGCTGTTTCAAATCTAAGGTTTTCTTTAGTATTTCTTATGTTATCTTGTAAATCAACAATACTTGACTTATTAAATAGTTTTCTTTCTTTCCATAATTCAGGATAAAAAGCTCTCATTCTTTGATTAACATTAGCAACTCTTCCTGCTCTGTTAAAAATGTTTTTCATTAACGTATCACCGGCACCTAGTAATCTTAAAGTAAGAAAAGATAATTTACCAAGTGGCGTAGCTGCTTTACCTGCGATTTGTTTTAAGACACTGTCTGAAGCTTTTAATTGTTCAAAGTATGTTTCCATGTTTCTTTGTTGTCTACCATCAAATCTATGTTCTAAACTATCACCAATACTTCTATTAGCTTTCCATGATAACTTAGCTTTCTTAAATGCTATTTGAAAAAATCTTGTTTGTGCAATTAATAAATCACCTGCCATTTTAATTTGATTTATACCTTGTCTTCTATTACCTTTTCCAAAACTAATTAAACCACCTGCAAACTGTTCTACAATTTGTGTTTGAAATTTAACTGCGGCAGACAATAAGTTAATTTCATGTGTAGTAGGGTCACCTAGTAAGTTTGCTGTTGTATATTCATTATAAGCTTCAAAGAAAGTAACATCTTTTTGTTTTAATTTTCTATTAATGTTTTTAATTACTTTATTCATTTTGTAATCATTTTTACTTATGTCAGCTAAATCATTAACAGCTTTTATTTTTTGTGCCGGTTTTAATTTTTTAATTTTAGCAATTAATAATGGTAATTCTTCTTTTAATGCTATATCTGTTTCTATTCTTAACTTGTCAGCTTCTGTCATTTCCACCATTAATTTTTGTTGGTTTAATGCGTCAGAGACACCTTGTACTGTCTCTACATGATTTTTAATTAATACAGATTTTTCATCTAAAGCTTCTATTAATTTATTTGTAACTGCAATTTTTTCATCCATGTCAACAGCATTGTCTGCTAGTGTTCTAATTTCAGAAACTTCTTTACTTTTGTTTACTATATTAACACGACCTGCATAAATAGTAGGCGCTAAGTCTGGTGATATTTTAGCAATTGTTTTTAATTCTTCATCTAGTTTTTCTGCATTTTCTTTACCTAATAATTTAGCAGCTTTTAATTGTATTTGTCTAAATAGACCAACTCTTTCTGTTGTTCTAACATTACCTTCTTTTACTAATTTATTTACCGAGTTTTTAATTTCTTGAATAATAACATTGTGCTCATCATCTGGTTTAATTTTAGATAAATTAATAATAGGTGTTCGTCTTTTAATTTCATTAACTTTGTTGTTTATCGTCTCTACTTCACTTGTTCTCTCTGTTATTCTTTTGGGATTTTTCTTAGATGGATTTTCTGGTTTGAATTTTTTTACTTTACCATCTTTACCTGAAAAGGTTTCATCAGCTTTACTACCTGCCCAAGCAAAGTCTCTGTCAAAGTCAGACTTAAAGCCATCACCTTTGTCATAAAACTTACCTGCTTTACCTTTAGCAGACCATGCAGACATACCGGCACCAATTGTACCTTGTGCTACTCCACCTGTTGCACCTGTAATTAATGTTCTAGTTAAATTATAATCAGTCATTAATCCTGCATCTTTTTCAGCAGTTTGTCTAGCTAAGTCAGCAGCTACGGCAACACTACCACCATACAAAGCTTCTTTTTTACCTATTTCTAATGCAGCTTTTTTAGCCACTTGTTTTTGAAACTCAGCTTTACTTAAAGCACCTATTGCAGTTTTACCTGCTTCTCTTGCAACAATTTTACCTGCACCTAAACTAAATAAGTTAATAGGGTCAGCTATTAATGCAGGTACAAAATCTTTAGCCCACTTATAAAAACCAATTGTTTCACCACCAAAATAAGGTAAGTCAGCATACAACTGTGTAATCTCTGCCCAGTCACCTTTGTACTGGTCATCCTTAGCTAATACTTGTCCAACATCATTAACAATACCTACTGTATTGTATTCACTCCAAATTCTGTCTTGATAAAACTTTTCTATTAATTCAGTTTTAGTGTAATCTTTAATTGCTTTACCACCAGTAACAGCATTGTTTGCATCACTTAAACCGCCTTCATAATATCTACGTAATACAACTTCAAAATTATCTGATTGTAATTTATCTAATGCAAGTTTTTGACGTTCAGCTTTTTGCATAGCATCATATTTTTTACGCTCTATTCTGTTTCTTCTATTTTTTTTATGAGAAGCCATTCCCTTCTCTGTGTTTGTTAGCGTATCATCTTCTGTAAAAGAAATTCCTAAATCTAATGCCATTGTTTATTCCTATATTATTTTAAATATTCACTAACCAATTTATCTAACTGAACTGAACTAATATTAAATGCTTTTGCTAAATTTAACTTAGCGTCTTCACTTAGAACTCTATTATATAAATCTTTAGTTATTGGTCTTCCTGTAAGTTGCTCAAGTGTATCTACAAAGAAATTTTGCTGTGCTTCTACACTGTCACCTTTTTCAAACAAACCTAAAGGTGTATATGTTTCAATTTGTGGAAGTTCAAACGTTTGTATATTTTCATTTATATTATCTATTACTTGATTTATTTGGTCAGTGTAATCAGTATTTTCTATTTCTAAATCTTTAATTAATCTTTCTGCTAGTGACTGTTGTGCTACTTTATCAGTTTTAAAATTTTCAAATCCTTTTGTATTTAATAATCTTTGAAAATCTGCACTTTTCATCATCACTGTAACAGGCGACAATAAACTAGCTTCTGCTTGTGAAGTAATCTGAGTTGCAAAAGGTTTAAAATCTTCTACTGCACTTGCAACATTGCTTTCATAATACTCAACTACTATGTCATCTAAGTCAATAGAAGAAGTTAAATCTATTCCTTCTTTGTTTATTCTATCTGCTAAACCATTTAACCATGTTTGATTAGAGTATGTTTGTATTTTTTCATTATATGTTTTAGTAAAAAATTCTTGTTGTTTTAAGTTCCACGCATCTTTTTCACTAGCATCAGCTAATTTTAAAGGTCTAGGATGTTGTGACAACCATTCCATATAATCTTTCTGCATTTCTTGCTGAATTAAATCTGACACATATTGATTTTTTTGTGAATTATATTTTTTGTCTACAACAGGAACTAAGTCTACAATTATTTTATTAATCTTACCAACTGTATTTGTAAATGCTTTTTCTTGAAATGGTGGAGTATATGCATTTGCTTCTCTTGTTTTAGCATCTACTAACATCTTGTTTAATAATACTAATGTTTCTGGATTGTTTGATGCATCTCTATAAGCTTCTAATAAACCATTTTCATTGTTATTATATAAACCATTCATTATATCTATTTGTATATTTGCAACTTTGTTTTGGTCTTCAAATAATTCTAAATTGTTTTTAGCAATACTATTTAAAGTTATGTTTAAAGATGGATGTGCTTTAACTGCATCTTTTACTTGTGTTTGATATTCTAGTTCACCCTCAACTGTGCTTCTATCTATACTAAATATAGTTTCTATTCTTTCTTTTTTATCTTTTTCTGTAGCTCTAACAGATGCTGTATATTCTGCATTAGCTAATGTTCTATTTTTAGTTTCGTAAGCTTCAATAACTTTTGCAATATCAGCATTGTTTTTAACACTTCTTAATGACCCTAATTGATTGCCACCTTCACCAACACCTCTATCCATATTTATAATATCTTCTATTTTAGCTAAATCAGCAGTACTTGCAGCGCCATCAATAGCATTGTTAAGAAATAAAAGAGCAGCATCATTAGCTTCTTTATTTGTATATAAATATCTTCTGACTGTGCCACCTTCTTCTGGTGGAAGAGGTGTGTGTAAACTGTTTACTTCTTTCCAGAAATCTTTTGGTTCTGTACGTGAAACTATTTTTGCACCTTCTTTTAATTTTTCTGTTTGTGCAAAATCACTTCTTACTTTTGCATCTTTAATAGCATCTTTAGCTTTATAATTATTAAATACAGCTGCAAACCCTAAAGCATATGAACCATCTTTATCTGCAAAACTTGGTAAATATTCTTTGTAAAAAGCAGGTAAATTAGTTGTTTGAAAATCATATTTATCTTTATTTGCTTCTATTTGTGTAATTGCATCAATAGCTTGATGTCTTCCTGTGTGATATTGTACAGTTTTTTGTACATATTTATTATTTAAATTTGGATGCTTACCTTCTAGTATTTCTTTTTGAACAGTGTCTGCATCTCTTGTAGTTAATAATTGATTAATTTCTTGGACAGCTTCATCTTTTTTATTTGCTATGTTTTGATTGTAAATTCTTGATAATGCAGGATTTACATTTTTTTGTAATACATTTATTAAGTCAGAAGTTTCAGTAGTTGTTGCAGCATTAACTCTACCTGCAAATGTAGAACCCATGTATTTATTTGTTACTCTTGATTTATATGCCATTATGGTGCTACCACCTCTCCTGTATCTGGTTTTAAATTAGTTTTATATTTTTGATACCCTTCAGCACCAATAGTTCCAATGTTTAATAACAAGCCAGTCCTACTAGGCATTACTACTGGTTTAATACTGTTGTATCTTCTTTGTTGCGCTGCATAAGCTTCTTGTTCTTGTCCCATTAATTTAATTACATCTGTTTCGTAATCTCTTGCAACATCTAAGAATTGCATATCGTAAGTGCCTGCAATGTCTTGTATAATTTTATCACCATTACCTG